GTCTGCGAAAATGAAGAGCCAACATTGCCCATTGTCTGACCAACTTTAAGGGGGCATACAAACTTGGTGTAGAGCAATGTGTCGACTGCTTGAGTTGTTGAGATTGTGAATGATGTTGAGAAGGCTTTAACTTTCTTAAGATAGTCCAATGACATCTCATCCATACCAGAACCAGAGAGGTGGGGCATTATATCTAGTGAATTATCATGGTAAAGTGCTAAGTTGGATGTAGTGCTACACCCAGTTGCATTGGCCATATTGGGAATAAATTTTCTCGTGACGACTTGTTGAGAACCATCCACGAGAGGTTTACTCCAACCAAACCAACTAGCAACCCCAGATAGGCCTCTAAAGACCCAGGAAGCAGGAGCCGCTAACGGAGTTAGCATAGGGATCTCTGAAACTTTACTTAGAACATCTGACCCCATCATTAATGCTTTGCTGACAGATTTGTTGGTCATGGCCGCGGATTCCTTGTCAGAATTAGACGATGAAAAAGCCTTCTTTGGTCTGTCATATTTCTTCACTGAGCTCTTGCCAGATTGTGGAAACATGGGAGCAGCCATCTCAAAGTCTTCAAAATGAACGAAGACAGTGACATTAACAACAGACGGCCCACCCGAGCCCGAAGTTAGTGGTGATAGGACACTGACTGTCAACAGGCCCCAACTTATTGTCTCCTCCTTCAAATCATAATAGTCGGTTGGAGATATGTACGGCAGCTTGATGATTGCTTCTGAATCCCTACAGTCAAGTTCTACATTAGGTTGCTGAGTTTTTTGGTTCAAGCATATCTGTCTCCACATTGCCGGACCTGACTCTGATTCACATGGTATGAAGCTGGCGATCAGCTTCCCAGCATGGAAAGGTTCTGCGTTGAGCACGAGTCTTATAACGCAAGTGCCCCTAACGTAACCAAAACCCTTAAATTTGTCTGCATAGATAGGAAATGTCGTGAGGACATTTTCCGGTCTAATTTGCAACAATATAGTGTTTGGCAACGACGAGCCATTCCAATCAAGAGTTGTTATGATCTGCGGCTTCATTAAGAAATCTGTTATACTTTGATCACGGATTGGGATGGTACCTGTTTGGTATGATCTATCATTAAATATTTGTTCTTGAGTTGTCTCTTCAGTCAGGAACTCTGTGGTCCCTTGAGCGGAGATATTTTGTTGATTTTCAGTTTGTTCAGTTGATAGTTTTTCCATATTGTGTTGTTCCAGTTTGTCGTTTTAGTTTGCTATTGCCGTGGTATTGCTTTTAAACGGAGTCTTTCCAACCTGTCAAGCGATAGTTCGCTAACCGCCCTGCACTAAGTGCCAAATAATTGGGCTTCGGGAACCCAATGCCGTATACGAACTGACAAAACGCTTATTCGACGATTGGTATGCAAGTAAAACCTCGACTACCCACCACCAAAGCAAGATGGCCTTTGCATGAACAGCTTTTGTTAAACTTTCAGCCAGCTACCAAAAAGCACAGGAAGCCTCTCATCTAATTTTTACGAGCAAGCAATTGAAGAACGTATGCCCATGTGGAGGTGCTAACACTTGTGGCTGCGCACTGAGGACTTTGTGAATTTTAGAAGTTTAGAGTCTTAGTTGGACTAATTTTGCTGTTTTTCCGCACCCCCCAAATTTCAATTGAAATAAGGAACGCACCTAGGGAACTTAATCCTAGATTTGCAGTTTTGAGTCTTTGATGGACTGGTCTTTATGGTTATGTTTTTGTTGAGTATATACACCTTCACCCCCTTAATTAAAAGAGGACTGGCAGTTTAATGTCATGCTTAGGACGTTGGTTTGTGTAGTTAATAGCTATCTTCACAATGCATGGCTTTGTTAAGATTGTGCGCATAACTAGGATTTGGCCTATACTGAATCAGCCTTATACAGCCATCCGTTATTAAGGGAGCGTACTTGGAGAAAACCAATTCACCATGAAGAGAAAGCTCCATAAGGGCCGTATCAACCGTCTGCTCAAGGGAACCAGCAGGGGCACTCGTCTTGGTCCAGTAGCACATTTCCAAGATGACTTCAATATCCAAAGGAGCTAGGTATTTCTTGGACTTATCCTTAATGAAGCCCCTCTTAAGAAATGAGCATTCAGAAATATCCCTGAAT